GATACGGACAGAAGAGTAAGTATAGAATAACGCTGGAATTAGATGTCTTCGGTGACTTCAACCCACGGCAAATTAACTGGACTAAAGTATTTGAATTAGAAGAAGATGAGTCCGTAGTTAGTTACATTGAAGAGGAGGATTATGATGACAGTTACTAACACAAACTACACTCTAATTCCTCGTCATATTATACAACAACTGTCAGGAGGAGTTAGTAACAATGGGGAACCTGTAAAGTGTACTCCTATTGATAACACAAATCGTCCTATGATTAACCACACTTTCGATTATAGCGAGTTATTGGAATATTATGCGTATAGGTAACAACAACTGTAACACTACTAATTAATAACAATTGAGGAAGGATTGCGCCTCTTTAAAGACAATCAAACAAACCCTAATTTCTTTCTTTATTATGTCAAACAGTGCCGCACAGTTTGTATCATTTAACTTTGCAGAATTCTTGCTGGAAAATGCAAACAATGGTAATGAAATCTTAGCAGTCTTAGATGATCTTTATGAGGTGCAATCGTCCCCACTATAAGTAACAACAATTAAAACACAGATTAGGGGTAGGTTTATAACACTTACCCCTGTTTAATGTGCGGGGCAGTTAGTATTACTTAGTGTTTACACAGTTGTTGACACTTAGTGATGTAATATGCTATAATTGTTATAACAGTATTTGACAGTGTTTGCGCCCTTGTGTGTTATCGTGTTGCGCCGCGTTGCCCCCTTAGCTTAAAAAAGGTAGAGACCCTAACCTACAGAGGTGACAGATCGAGATGTATATAAAAAAACCGCGAAAAAATTTCAAGACCATATTACCTTTCTATATAAAAAAATTCGCCCATTAAAATTGTGCAGAATACCTCTTATCATATCTACTTAAAAGACCGTTGTTTATTTAAGAATTTGGATGAAAAGGAATTCAAAGTAATATGGGGAAGATTATATCATTCATATTGGGATGATATAACATATTCAGAAGTGGCGGATATCCCAACATCGCCCTATGAAGAAGATTCTTATTGACACGCTACATATTTCAGTGTATAATTGAAATGAAGGTATTAACAAATTATGGCAAAAGGATTTACAGTTAAAGCCAATGCTCCCACTAAGAAAAAAGAAGAGTGGGATTATGATGCTATTAAAGCAAGAATGAAAGGAAAGACGATTGTATTTTGTCTTCCAGGTCGTGGATGTTCGTACATCTTTCTGAAAAACTTTGTGCAGTTATGCTTTGACATGGTTCAGAATGGTATGTCTATTCAGATATCACAGGACTATTCTTCAATGGTTAACTTTGCAAGATGTAAGTGTCTTGGAGCAAATGTATTAAGAGGACCAGAACAGATACCTTGGGATGGTAAACTTAAGTATGATTGGCAATTATGGATTGACTCGGATATTGTCTTTGACTCTAACAAGTTTTGGCAGTTGTGTGATATGGCAATCCCCTCAGATAATGAAGAAGAAGATAGAAGAATTAGCGCAGGTTGGTATGCTACAGAGGACGGTCACACAACTTCTGTCGCACATTGGTTAGATGAAGAAGACTTCCGTAAGAATGGCGGAGTTATGAATCATGAAACCGTTGAGTCCATTGGTAAGCGTAGAAAACCATTCACATGTGACTATACTGGATTTGGTTGGTTATTAGTTAAGAAGGGAGTATTTGAAGAATTAGAGTATCCTTGGTTTGCTCCAAAGATGCAAGTCTTTGAATCTGGTAATGTTCAGGACATGTGCGGCGAAGACGTATCGTTCTGTTTAGATGCCAAAGAACAAGGTGATGAAATCTGGTGCGATCCTCGGATTAGGGTAGGTCACGAAAAAACTCGTATTATATAAGGTAATGGGATTATTTGGAAGCAAACCCGTGTTTTCCCATAAGACCGATGAACAACTCTGGTATGAAATATCAGAAAATCTCAGCGAACTCTCTCGTAGAGATGAAGTTAATTACCGAGTTAGCGCAACCCGTGACTCGGTAAAGGCAAAACTTAAACAATTGAATTTATTATGATGTACTTTATAGGATTATTGATGGTTTTAACCATTATAACATTTGTTTATTACCTAGGACTCTATAATCCTCATTAAAATGACCAGATTATACAATATAAAGTATAAGAATGAAATTTTACATCAGAAACTTACTGCAGAAGAGTGTGCAGATCAATTACAAGATTATGCAGATCGCTTTTTCTCGCAAAATGACACCCTTTTTAACCCTAATTTTTTAGAAATGGAGGAAATTAACTAATGCCTGTTAAAACTAAATCAGGATCATGGGGATCTTCGACTTTTGTTGAGTCAATTCCCAAAAAAACTCGTCAAGGAAACGGCAAACACACAAAATATGCCGCGAGCTCTCGTAATAAAGCAAAAAAAAGAAGTAGAGGACAAGGGAGTTAATGCTCCCTTTTTTATATGAAACTATTAGTACCCGATAAATTAGAAGTATTTGTTGAAACTTTTCCTAGTCATGAAATTTTGAAGGAAAACTTATTAGAAGATGTAAAAAATGCGAATTATTTACCATATAATACAAATATAGTCGGAAAACATTCAGAATGGAGAACTTATAGTCGTAATATTAACTTTATATGCGACTGGGTATTGTATATTCTTAATCAAAACTATGGATTAAAGAAAAATGGATGGTGGCATAAGTTAGAATTCTATGAAACATGGTTTGCAATCTATAATAAAGATGATTATGCTCAAAAACATCAACATGAACTCTCTATTTGGAGTTTTGTTTACTTTATAAAGTGTCCTAAAGGGTCTTCACCTTTAATTTTTAGTACTAGTGGTAAAAAAATCAAAGCAGAAGAAGGTAAATTAGTGATTTTTCCTGGACATTTATACCATCATGTACCTAAAAATAAGTGTGAAGGTAGAATTGTACTTTCTGGTAACTGTTTAGAGTCGCGAAAACCCGAAAAATATTGATGTTAAATAGAAAAAATAAGAATTCAATGCAATGAACGACTTTTTAGATAATATGGCTAACGATCAACACCAAAAAATGCTTCGTGAAATTGCAAATGATGCAATAACACCTAGAAAAAGTGATAGAAAAGTCCAAAATGACCTTTATGAGAAGAAAAAAGACGATGATTTCTATGAAGGATTGGACTATGATGACCAAATAATACCCTCTGCAGATTTTTAGTGATAAATCCTTAATAAATAAACAATAATCGCTATAATATAGTGCCTCTAGAAAGGGTTAGTCCCGGTTTTAAAGATATAAGCATGACTTTTCAGGTAAATCCCCTGAATTTTGATCTTATTGGGCTTAAAAACGAAAATGCAATTGCTCGTTCAGTCAGAAATATTGTATTTACCCTTCCTGGTGAGAAATTTTTTGAACAAAACTTTGGATCTAGGATTTCTGCTTCTCTTTTTGAGAATATAGATGAATTAGGAGCAGATCTTATTGTTGATGAAATTACAAATTCAATTGAAACTTATGAACCAAGAGTTAAATTGACTACTGTAGAGGCATTTCCAAACTTTGATAACAATCAATTTGATGTACTTATAATTTATGACATTATAGGGGCAGATGTTCCTGCACAAGAACTACAATTTGCTTTGCAATCAACCAGATAAGATAAATGCCACTAGTAAACTTCTCTAATCTTGATTTTGATCAAGTTAAAACCTCACTTAAAGATTATTTAAAGGCAAATTCTACCTTTACTGACTATGATTTTGAAGGATCTAATCTTTCATCAATAATTGATCTTTTAGCATACAATACTTACATTACTTCATACAATGCCAACATGGTATCTAATGAAGTATTCATTGATAGTGCTACTTTAAGAGAAAATGTAGTTTCTTTAGCAAGAAATATTGGTTATTTACCTAAATCTAGGAAAGCAGCAGCTGCAACTATTAGTTTTTTTATTGATTGTACTAATATTACTCCCACTCCAGCAGCAATAACACTTAATAAAGGTCCTGTCATCGCATCTGCAGGTGCTTTTGGCAATCAATCATTCGTTTTTAGTATTGTAAGTGATATAACAGTTCCTGTGTATGATGGAATTGCATCTTTTGATGAAATTAGCGTTTATGAAGGATCTCTTTTAACTTCTAATTTCACATATAGTACCAGAACTCCAAATCAAAAGTTTATTTTACCAAATAGCGGAATTGATACTACTTTACTTAAGGTAAATGTAAAAGGAACGGAACAATCTACAGCACAAGTTAATTATACTACACAGGATAGTCTTTTTGATATTAATTCTACATCTAATGTTTATTATCTTCAAGAAATTGAAGATGAAAGGTATCAGTTAATATTTGGAGATGGTATTTTTGGAAGAGCACTTGAAGAAGGTAATTATATCACTGCAAATTACATTGTTACTAATGGCGACAGTGCAAATGGTGTAAATCAATTTGAATTTGCAGGAAATCTTAATTATGTTAGAAATGGACTTAATTATACTATAACTTCTGGCATTTCTTTAATAACAACTGACCTTTCTGCTAGAGGTGGTGAGAATATTGAGTCTGTAGACTCCATTAAGAAGTTTGCACCCCGAATTTATGCTTCTCAAAATCGTGCATTGACTGCAAATGACTATGAAACACTAATTCCAGCAAAAATTTACCCAGAAACAGAGTCAATTTCCGTTTTTGGTGGAGAAGAGTTAATTCCACCTCAATATGGAAAAGTTTTTATTAGTATTAAACCTAGAACTGGTGATTTTTTACCTAATTTAATAAAAGAAAATATTAGGATGAAATTGAAGAAATATGCAGTTGCTGGTATTGTTCCTGAAATTTTAGATTTAAAATATCTTTATATTGAAGTAAATTCTAAGATTTATTATAATAGTAATCTTGCAACAACAGGTGCTTCTGTTTCCAGCGTAGTTTCTAATAATTCTACTAAGTATGCTGAATCATCTGAAATGAATAAGTATGGTGCAAGATTTAAATACAGTAAGTTTTTGAATATTATTGATCAAAGTGATGCTGCAATAACATCTAACATCACAACAATTGCAATGAGAAGAGATTTGAGAGCATCTCTTAATACTTTTGCAGAGTATTCAATTGGATTTGGTAATGCATTCCATATTAAGAGTATGGACGGATATAACATTAAATCTTCTGGGTTTAAAATAAGTGGATTACAGGAAACTGTTTATATTTCTGATATTCCTAATACTAATAGATCTAATGGAACTCTTTTCTTCTTTACAGTACCTACAGTAGGTTCTAGTGACGCAACTATTGTTAGAAGAAATGTAGGAACCATTGATTATGAAAAGGGAATTATAACTCTTAACCCTGTTAATGTTTTATCTGGAAAAATAAAAGATGGTCAAACTATTATTGAAATATCGGTTTGTCCATCTTCTAATGATGTTGTTGGATTACAGGACTTGTATTTACAACTAGATATTAGTACAAGTGTGTTTGAAACGATAGTGGACGAAGTTTCTTCTGGTTTAGATCCAGCAGCATCTAATTATATTGTAACTTCAAGTTATGCAAACGGTAGCTTAGTAAGATCTTAAATGTCAGATAAGAGAATCCAATTCAGCAACATAGTCCAGAATCAGCTTCCTGCTTACACGAAGACTGAATTCCCATTAGTTTCTGATTTTTTAAAACAATACTATCTTGGTCAAGAGTATCAAGGTGGATCTATTGATCTGATTCAAAATATTGATGAGTATATAAAAGTTGGTGAACAAACAAATCTAACTGAGATAGTTGGATTATCTACATCCATTGATTCCTTTACTGATATTATTCCTGTTGACATGGTAGAAAATCCAACAGGAACATATGGATTTCCTTCATCTTATGGATTATTGCAGATTGATAATGAAATCATTACTTATACTGGAACCGCAACAACTTGTTTTACTGGTTGTGTGCGTGGATTTTCGGGTATAACCTCATATAGAACAGCAAATAGTCCAGATGTACTAGAGTTTAAATCAAGCACCTCTGAGGAGCATACATCGGGGTCTCAGATTAAGAATCTAAGTAATCTGTTTCTTAAGGAATTTTTACTTAAAACAAAATATCAACTTTTACCTGGATTAGAAAATAGAAAATTACATAAAGATTTAAATCAAGATATTTTTATAAAACAAGCAAAAGATTTTTACCTTAGTAAAGGTACTGATAAATCTTTTGAAATTCTATTTAAAGCTTTATATAATGAAGATGTAAGAATTATAAAACCAAGAGATTTCCTCTTTACTCCATCAAATGCTAATTATAGACTCACAAAGGATTTTGTGGTTGAATCTATTAATGGTGAAGGAAATCCAGTAGATCTTGAACAATCTACTTTATTCCAAAACGCATATACTTATGGAAATTATACTAAAGCATATGCACCTATTACTTCAGTAGAACCTCTTAATACTGGAGATACTGGAATAGGTCAAACTTTTTATAAACTTAGTATTGATGCTGGATATGATAGAGATAGTAGAGTTGATGGATCAATATATGGTGAATTTGGTATTCATCCGAAAACTAGAGTAATTGGACGAGTATCTTCAGGTACGACTTATATTGATGTTGATTCCACTGTTGGATTTCCTACAAGTGGTGAATTATATGTAAATTATAGTGATGGAACACTTGGAGTTACTTCTTATACTTCTAAAAATACAACTCAATTTTTTGGATGTTCAGATATAAATGGAACTATTAATAATGCAACAAATATCGGAATTAATACTTATGTTTATGGACAATCTTTTGTAGATACTACAAAGACTGTTAAAGTAAGAATTAATTCTGTATTACAAGAATTTGATACTCCAGTTAATGCAGTAAATTATGAAAATGATGATACTGCACAAATTAAAACTTTAGGTGTTTCTGATAAAACCTTTAAAGGAAAGAATTGGTTCTACAATATTTCCCCCATTTATAAAGTCAAATCAGTAGATGTAATTGATAGTTCTGACTGGACTTATAAACTTGGATTAAATGTAGAGCATTGTTTTAAAGTAGGAGATAGAGCATCAATTATATTAGGAAATGAAACAAGGGAAACTTCTACTATACTTAAAGTTAATTCTGATAAATCTATTGAAATTAAAGGTCAGGGACAATTATCAGATGAAATACCTGATACTTATTATATTAGAAGACTTATTTTAAAAACAGAATCTAATAATTTCCCAAATTCTATAATTTATTCAACTAATGTACAGAATATTTATAAAAAGGGAGAAAATTACTTAGTTGCATCTCCTTCCATTCCTTCTTATAATGCTCAACCGTTAGATGTATATGGTCAAACGGTTACATTCTCCGGAACATTTATAGGATCTGAATTTTTAATTAATCCATTAACTGAAGATCATGGGTTCTATACTGGTGATGCAATTTATTATTCTCCAGAAAGAATTACAGAAGAATATTATGATACTTTTGGAAATGCTCAATCTAGGGTAATTGATGGACCATCATTATTTACAGAAGGACTTTATTTTGTTTATAGGGTAAGTAATTCTAAAATAAAACTTGCAACTAGTAGAACTAATATTTCTGACGGAACTTTTGTTACTCTTACTGAGGAAACTACTGTAACAAACAGTAAAATTGAACCTTATGATTTTAGATTTAAAACTTTACAATCTCAAAATATTTTAAGAGAAATTGCTCCTCCTCAAGATGATAATAGTGATATAATTGCAACTGAACCTGGATTTACTGGAATTTTAATAAATGGTGTTCAGGTTGTAAATTATAAAGCAGGTGATGTTATTAAATATGGGCAAATTAATGAGATTGAAGTTAGTAGTCCAGGATCTGATTATGATGTAATTAATCCACCAATTGTACATATTAAAGATAATGTAGGTACTGGAGCAACAGGAATTGCAGCAGTTGAAGGATCTTTATCTGCTCTTAGAA